ACTACTTCCGTACCGAAGAACAAGCGGAAGAGGCTGCAGAGCGTATAAAGGAAGTATTGTTCAAATATCACGAGGAGATAGGAGAATGAACAGATAATTTTATAGAGATAAGAATATTTTTAGATTAGCTTTTATTACTTTTTAGGGGGTGTAGTCGTGAGGCTGTACCCACTATTTTTTTATTCGTCTGAATATTTGGCAGTTATAAATATTTTGTTTATCTTTGTAAAGTAATATGTTTTATACAGATATTAATATATGACTAAAAAGATTACGGAAACCAATATCGATTCCTTGCAGCAAGATGATAAGAATTTTAACAAGGGGACGAAGAAAGGCCGAAAACTGATTGATAAGTCAATTAGGAAATTCGGCGCAGGACGTTCTATTTTGTTAGATAAGAATAATCGTATCATTGCCGGTAATAAAACGCAGGAACTGGCAAAAGAAGCGGGTATAAAGAAAGTTATTGTTATTGATTCTAACCCCGATGAGTTGATAGCAGTAAGAAGGAGCGATATTGACTTAGATAGCGAAGAAGGAAGAGAGATGGCACTGGCGGATAATGCTACCAGTGCAGCCAATCTGGACTGGGACGATGAGGCGTTGTCGAGAGCGCAGGAAGAGATAGGTTTACAGGTTGAAGATTGGGGAATTTCTATCGGTTCGAAGATAGATGATACTTATAGTAGAAAGATAGAAGCTCCAATGTATGAGCCTTCGGGGGTGTCTCCTGCTTTATTGGATTGCTATGATAACACGAAAACGAAGGAGTTAATAGAGGAGATAAAGAAAGCGGATCTACCAGACGAGGTGAGAGAGTTCCTAACGTATGCAGCTTATAGGCACACGGAGTTTAATTATGGAATGATAGCCGATTACTATTGCAATGCGCCTAAAGAGATTCAGGTGTTATTTGAAAACTCGGCATTAGTTGTTATTGACTTTAAAAAAGCTATTGAAAAAGGCTTTGTAAGAATGACAGATGAGTTATTGAATGAATATGCGAGAGAGTATGAAGAAAATTAACTTTAAAAAGGATTTCGTTGTATTCATTCTGACACACGGAAGAGTGGATAATCAGTATACTTATCGTTCTCTATGTGAGCAGGGGTATACTGGTCGTTGCGTATTTGTACTCGATAACGAAGATGAGCAGGTAGAGGAATACAAGAGAAGATACGGAGAGGACAATTGTTATGTATTTGACAAGCAGGAATGGGCGAAAAAGAGCGACGAAATAGTTAGGGGTGATCGCCGTGCTATTCTTTATGCTCGAAATGCTTGCTTTAAGATTGCAGAAGAACTTGGCTATAGGTATTTTATAGAACTCGATGATGATTACGTAGATTTCAGATGGAGATTCGGAAACGATTGCCAGTATTTGTCAAAAACACCAAAGATAAAAAAACTTGATGTTGTTTTTGAGATAATGCTACGGTATTACGCTAATTCGCCATTAACGAGCCTAACGATGGCACAAGGCGGGGATTTTATAGGTGGCAGTAGTAATCAAATGCTAAAGCAAATAAGTATGAAGAGAAAAGCAATGAATACATTTATTTGCTCAACGGATAGACCTTTTGAATTCAAGGGGAGATTTAATGATGACGTGAATACTTACACAAGGTTGGGTAGTCGGGGATTACTCTTTTGCTGCATATTGCAATGTAATATACAGCAAAAGAGTAGCCAATCAACAGCGGGGGGAATGACCGAAGTATACAGAGAAACAGGCACGTATACAAAGAGTTTTACATCTGTTGTTGTACATCCTTCAGGGGTGGTTGTAACGATGCTTAATAGTAGACACAAGAGAATACATCATAACGTGATATGGGAGCATACGGCACCTAAAATATTACAGGAAAAATGGAAAAAATGATTAACTATGATAAGAGAGTCGAAACTACAAGGATATATAGAAAGAGTTAATGGTGTAAAGAGACCTATTACGGCGGATATATTCCTCACGGATTATTGCAATGAAAAATGTGCGTATTGTAGATATGCACATAAGACTGGTAAGTATATGAAATTTGAAGATTTTATTAAATGTTCAGAACGTTTAATAGAATTGGGTGTACAATCTTTTATTTTGACAGGAGGAGGAGAGCCAACCATAAACCCAGACTTCGAGAAGATTACAGAATATTTAGAAAAAAAAGGCATACCATACGGTATTAATACTAATATGCAGGTATTACGCAAATGCCGCCCAGTATTTATGAAGATTTCCATAGACACCGGAGATAGTGAGAGATACAAGGAACTTAGAGGCGTGGACGGATTAACAAGGACATTAAAGAATATAAAAGAGTATTGCGACTATAGAAACAAGGAGAATATCTATACAAAGGTAGGAGTACAATGTGTGTGTATAGATAAAGAGAACGTAATATCATTCTACGAGGTTGTAAAGAATTTGAACATAGATTACATCTATTTTAGACCGTATGAAGGAAAAGAAAGTAAAGTAACAGCAGAAGATGTTAAGGAATGGCTTGGAGAAAGGATAATCGATAAGAGGATAAATATTTCGTATAAATTTAATCATCTTAAATATCGTCCTAATATGTGTATGGCTGGGTGGTCAGTACTGTGTGTGAATGTAGACGTGTTATATTGCTGCCACAGACCGAATGAAATAATAGGTAGTGTTTTTGATTCTGATATTTTAGAAAAGAAAGCTATGTATAGTGTTGACATGAAATTATGCGAAACGCCATGTAGGCTTTCAGGGTCTAATTATTGGTTGGAGCATAGAAAAGAAGAAAGAGACGAGGTTTTTGTATGAACAAAGAATTTGAAAAAAGAAAAGGAAGGCTAACCACGGAAGAAGCACGAGAGATAGGAAGAAAAGGAGGCAAGGCTTCGGTGGAGGCAAGAAGAGAGAAAAAGAAGCTACGGCAGTTGGTTGAGGCTTTCGGAGAAATGCCAGCCCCCGAGAAGGTGCGCAAGGTATTGAACGAATTGGGAGTTGCGGAGAATGAAATGCGTACTAATGATATGGCTATCGTAGTAGGATTGTATCAGAAAGCTATTAAAGGTGATGTATCTGCTTTCAATGCTATTAGAGATATAAGAGGAGAAAAGCCTGTAGACGAAACAAAGCTAATGGGCAAATTAGATAGCAGGATAGAAATAGGCTTTGTAGATGCTGATGTATCACCCAGCAGTAGCGAAGAAGATGTAGACGTGTAAAGGTATGATGCCGTTTAAGGTAATAAAGCAATTATTTGAGGCTAACAGGAGCAGGGGTTTTCGGATTTATGTCAATCAAGGAGGCACAAGTTCAGGGAAAACTTACACGATAGTTCAGGTATTAATATATTTGGCTATTGTTGATGCAAAGTGCGTTATTACTGTAGTAGGGCAAGACTTACCAAACTTAAAAGTAGGTGCTTTGCGTGATGCAAAGACAATTATCTATGCAAACGAATGGCTTTCAAACTTTTTTACTTTCAACGAAAGCGGACACTTTGTGATGGGTGCTAATGGTAGTATTATTGAGTTCAAAAGTTACAAAGATGCACAAGACGCAAAGAACGGAAAACGTGATTACTTATTTCTAAACGAGGCTAACGGTATAAGTTATGAGATATTTTGGCAACTCTCTATACGTACACGAAAGAAAGTGTATATAGACTATAACCCATCGGAGCGTTTTTGGGTGCATAATGAATTGATAGGACGTAAAGGTGTACGCCTTATAATATCTGACCATAGAGGCAACCCATTCTTATCAAAGGAAGAACACGAAAGAATAGAGAACATAGAAGATAAAGAGTTATGGAAAGTGTACGCACGTGGACTTACTGGTAAACTGTCTGGTGTTATCTTTCCTAATTTCCATATCGTAGACGAGTTGCCAAGCGAGGAGAGTTGGAAAATTAACGGCTATGGGTTAGACTTTGGTTTTACGAATGACCCTACGGCATTAGTACATTGTGTTCTTGCTCACGGTGAATTATGGACGGACTTGTTAATTTACGACACAGGACTAACAAACCCAATGATAGCAAGTAGGGCAAGAGAAAAAGGACTTACAAAAAATACACGTATCATAGCTGATAGCGCAGAGCCAAAGAGTATTGCGGAATTAAACAACGCAGGCTTATGGGTGCTGCCTACTGTGAAAGGTAAAGACAGTATAAGCGTGGGTATTGATATATTACAACGTTACAAGTGGAATGTTACACGTAGGTCGGTGGGGTTAATAGAAGAATTGCGTGTATATAAGTGGAAGAAAGACAAAGACGGCAAAGAAACGAACGAGCCAATAGACGCTTTCAACCACGCCATAGATGCTACACGCTATTTTGCTTTGAAACATCTTAACGTACAAAGGAGAGGAAGAGCAAGAGCTCATTATAACAGTTTAGATTAGTTGCGTATGGAAAAGAAAACGAAATTTAAAGAATGGATAGTACGTGCAGCATTCAGTAAAGATACTGAAACGTTGCGTATAGAAGAGCTTACCCGACCTTTGAGAATTGGGAAGATAAGAACGCCTGAAAATTTGGACGATATGACGATAGGTCAGATGGTGCAAATAGCAGAATGCAAAGGTGGTGGAGAAATGTTCTACACGGTATGCCGTGTGTTGCTAAAGATGAAGCAAAAACAGGTAGACAATGCAAGAGCAGTAGACGTTGTCCGCTTTTGTGGCTGGGTAGCTGGACAGGTGCAGAAGATAAACAAGTTATTCGATAGTGTGAAGAGCAAACCAACGAAAGAAGAAGAAAGAGCAGGCATTGAAAATTTAAAGTTTGGAGTATTTGGCTTAATTGATTGGTATGCTTTACGTATGGGAATAACTGACCACGAAGAAGTAACAAAGGTAACGTGGGGACGTGTTTATAAGTGTTTGGAAATGGATAACAAGAAAAGAGATTTTGAAAAGCGATTAGCGGAGGTTTACAGGAATGAGCATTGAGAATAAAATTAGAGAGATAGCGCAAAGCAAATTCAAAAGATACAGCTACATCTTTGAGGATTGGAATGGGGCAGCGGAAATGGCAGATAGAATGACGTTGCCAGCTATTATGTGTATCTTGCCTGCAGGTGGATATTTAGACTTTAATCGTGGACGTGTTAAAGATAGTGTAGATATTGCTTTGGCTTTTGTAGACAAAGTAGTTAGAGACGCCAACGGAGACGATAACGAGAAAGTCTATACTCAAATGAAACAAGCTGCAGGGACTTTTATTAATGCTATGAATGAAAGCAGATATTTTGAGCCGATAGATGGGAAGATAAGATACCACACGATATTAGAGAGTGCGAGTTCCTATTTTACAGGCGTATTTGTTGAATTGAGTGTTAAAGAAATTGCAGGGGCTTGCTTATGAACGGTAGTGAAGTAAAGGTTATTCTTTGTGAAGAGCTGGAAAGCCTAAAGAAACAAATAATAGAGCAGCATTTCGCAGCAGGACAAAAAGCAAGTGGGAGGACGGCAGCAAGCCTCCATATCGAAGCAAGCGAAAGCGAGGCTACTCTATACGGCAGGTCTTTCTTTGACGTGTTGGAGACAGGACGTAAGGCAGGAAGAACACCGAAGAACTTTCAGGCTATCATAAGACAATGGATGTCGGACAAAGGAATTGTAGCTACCCCGATACCATATAAAACAAATAGACCTCATAAGTACACACCACAGGAGCGAGGCGATATGGCGTTATCTTATCTTATAGCAAGGAAGATAAGGAAAGACGGAACAAAGTTATATCGTGATGGTGGCAGGTCTGATATATACTCGAATGTAATACCAGCAATAAAGGAGAGGATAAAAACACGTATAATGGGCTTGTTACGTGTCGAATTTAAGAATATTAAACTAAACAATGTTGATGTATGAGAGAGCAGACGAAAGATAATATAACGTTGTTATACCCCGAAGAATTGGGGTTTGCTTTTAACACGTGCTTACTTATTGCAAGTGGAGAGAGATTAGAGAGAATAGGCGTAACGATAACTGGAGAGGATAAGAAAGAAAGAGTATATTTTGACAGCCTCAACGGTAAATGCTATGGAGATATCAAAGAATACGTGCAGACGTTTTTCGACACTCTCTCCTTTGGGAAGATAAGCTACGAAGAGAAAGAGAAAACAAAAATGGGAATGTTGCTTTCTTTTGAGATAGTGGCGATAAAAGATAATCAAAACAGTGTAGCTTTCAATTTCGATGTATATTATATTTGGGGTGCTTTGAAATTAGGAGGAAAGGAAATTTACAACGACTATCGAACATTAACGTGGTTTAGAGGGTATCCATTTACATTTGGCATATATGCAGCAGGGAATAGTTCGCTACTGTTATCTAAAGACGGTGTTGCGGATAGCTTTGTGGAGATACCCGAACAAGGAGTATGGAACGTCCCATTAACGTTGTTGGATAACGCACAAAATTATTACGATATAGATGTTTGTTTAGGAACGTTTACAGCTGTTACGTTTGATAGGTCTTTTGATTTGACTTTTCAGTATAGATTTGATGGCACGCAAACAAAGAAATTACGTATCAATATAGTAGATGCGTGTGTAGATGGTGGTGTATATTTACGTTGGATAAATAGGCACGGCTTTTATTGTTATTACTTGTTTAGGAGAGGAGAAGAACAAATAAAAACGACAACAGATAATTTGTTTGTAAGAAATAACCTACTAACATACGATGAGGCGTACGGATATCAAGGCTATACAGGGAGACAGCAGCAGATGAAAAGAGAAGATGTCGTTTCGTTGTGTGCGCCATTGGTGGATAGTGAGACGTGGGATATGTTATTTGATATCGCTACATCACCGTGCGTGGATATGTTTGCAGGATATAAGGACGGAGAAGGGGCGAAGTGGTTATCGGTAACAGTAGTTGCAGGGAGTTATACAAAGATAGGAGCAGTATTACAGGATTTCATTTGCAGTATTCAATTACCCGATATTAATATACAAAAGCTATGATAGACGAAAGATTATATATAGATAACAAGTTAGTAGATATTGATACAGGCACAAAGGTAACAATGTCGATAAAGAGCAACTTGTTTCGTGATGTGTCAAAGATAGCAAGTAACAATACTTATACGGTAAGGTTGCCAAAGACAGTGCGTAACCAAATGATATTAGGACACGCAGACTTGGTGCAATCACAAGAAGGATATGCTTATACATCGCACAAGGCACGTTATTTTAGAAATGGCGTGGAGGTCATAAAAGACGGCAAAGTAACGGTACTCAAAGTATCTGAAAATAGTATCGAAATATCTATATTATGGGGACTATTTGGCAGCTTTAGCCAGCTACTGAAAGACGGAACTACGCTAAATCAATTAAGTAGCGATGCAAAGATATTGTATAACAAAGCTAATACGCCTATCAATTTCGAGGAGAGCAAAACGGAAGGATATTTTTACGCAAATTACGATGTGTGGAATAACGAAGCCGTTATAGATTACAAATGGAGTAGCGGTTGTAATATGTTAAGTCCTCGAATTGGGAATAATATAGAAACGGAGAGTTACGGGAGATACAAGATAGAAAAGAAAGACGGTGATGCGTTGTACAATTTACACCCCGTAGTAAAAGCGTCGTGGTTATTGGAGCAAATAAAGAAAGATAAAGGTGTAGATTTTCGCTTTAGCAGAGAGGCGAAAGAATATATAGACACGTTTGTAATACCTTTAATTTCGAGAAAGAGCAACGAACTTACATTTCAAGGAGGCTACGAGGCAGAATTATTACCAACGAAGAGAATAGGAGCAATAACACAAAACGTTATCGAACCAAATGCCATTTTAGATGCTCATTCAGGAGACCAAATAGAAGAATTTAGGGTAAATGCTGACGTTAATATAATTTTCGATATACGGGGTAAATGGGCGTTTGACTTAGAAGATGTACGTCCTATTGGCTTTGTTGGTGGTGGTACGTTTGGTGGCAAAGATGGTGTTACTACTGATAATAGATGCGATGATTACGCATTTGCCTACGGTGCGTGGTTAAAGGTTGTTGTAAGAAATGGAGGAGAAGAGGAAGAATATGTGATAGGAAACGATAAGGAGCATTTCAGAGTAACAGTGCCACAGGGTTATAAAGGTGCGTGCAGCTATGAAAATAAAGGATATGGCAAAATCGAAATTAAGAAAGATAGCACGGTTAGAGTAGAATGGATAACGCAAGGCTTTCTAAAAAACGCACGCTTTACGGGTGGCTATATGAAAGCTACAATGTCAGCAGGAGATGATGTACCAGTAGGTGGATATTTTCCTATTATTTACAACCTTCCAAAAATTAAAGTAGTTGATTTCGTGAAATTCTTAGCAGCTGTTACAGGTACTTTTCCTTTGCAGATGTCAGAAAATAAAGTTGTAAATTTCGTTCCACTATCTACCATTTGGGAGAATAAGAGAGAGGCGAAAGACTGGACACGTAGGCTAATAGCACAAGGCGCAGAAAATAAGCCTAAAAGCATAGACTTTGACGTTAATGAGTATGCACAAAACAATTTGTATAAGTGGAAAGAGGACGAAAGGACGAAAGGAAATTACAACGGAAATTTAAAAGTTAGCAACGACACGTTGGACAAAGAGAAAGTAGCTTTTGAATTTCCATTTGCAGCCACAGATGGAAATAACGTGCCTATGTATGGCGAGGGAGAAAGTAAAAGTACTGAATTGTCAGGCGGTGTAGAGTTGGGGGATAAAAAAGGAAATATCACGAAAGACAAAGGTCCGACTTATAAGGCTTGCAAAGATAGGATATTGAGAATAAAAGCAGACGAGAAAGGCAAAACGATGGCTTTTTTTGATATCAATATGCAAGAAATAATAGATACGAAATATAGAAATATTGTTGATAGCTTGCAAAGAGTAAAGCTAATAACAGAAACTATAAAGATACGAGAATTAGAACTTGTCAATTTTGACGAAACAAAGCCTATTTACTTAGCGCAATATGGTAGTTATTTCGCTATTACGGAGATAAAAGCAGACGATACAGGCTTGGCAGAAGTTACGATGTTACAACTTTATTATAATATTTAAGAGATATGAGTACAGAAGAGCAGCAAATATTAAATATTAAGGTAAATTACGAAGACGCAATATATGGCATAATTCGCTATAAAGAAAAGTTAGAAGAATTAAAAAAGGCACAGGAGGAACTAAAGCAGAAATACGAGGACGGAAAGGTTACATACGATGAGTATGCAACGAGTATGGTATCTATTGAAGAGCAAACGAAGTCCCATAAGACTACTATCCGTGAACTTTCAAAGGAAGTGCAGAACAATATAAAAGTAGAGAGAGAGCAGGAAGGCTCTTTAAAGTCTTTGCGTGCAGAGTTGAGTAATGCTACAAAGAAATACGATGCTATGTCTAAAGCAGAGCGAGAAGGAGCTAAAGGACAGGAATTGAAGAAGCATATAAATGAGATAGCGGACGAGTTGAAAGCAGCGGAGGAAGAAACTCAAAGATTTCAACGAAGTGTAGGTAGTTATGAGGCGAGCATTAAGTCAGCTTTGGGGATAAATAGCGAGTTCGCTAACTCTATTATGAATATGAGTGCAGGAGGAAAAGGTTTAGCAGGCGTATTCGATGGAGCTATAACAAGCGCAAAAGCATTTGGCACTACACTTATGGGTTTTATGACTAACCCCGTGTTTCTTTCTCTTGCTGGAATTGCAGGTGTTGGTGTAGCGTTTAAATGGTTCTTCGACTACAACAAAGGAATAGAAGAAAGCACACGTTTAACACGTGAGTTCTTAGGTGTTACAGGAGATAGTTTGGAGGCTATACGAAACGATATACAAGCTACAGCAGATACTTACGGCAAAGACTACAAAGAAACATTAGAGGCTGTAGATGTTCTTACGTCTCAATATAGGTATGACGCAAAGGAAGCGTTGCAGATAATTAACGATGGCTTTCAAAGTGGCGCAGACCTTAACGGTGATATGATAGCGAAGATAAAGCAATACGCACCAGCCTTCCACGATGCAAGCATTGGGGGCAAAGAGTTGGTAGGCGTAATACAGCAGACACGTAGCGGTATCTTCTCTGACAGTGGTATGGACTTAATACAAATGGCGAGTAAGAAGATACGTGAGATGTCGAGCAAGACGGCAGGTTCTTTGGACGCTATCGGCATAAGTTCTAAGAAAGTACAGAAAGATTTAGAAAGCGGTGCCACGTCTACATTTGACGTTATAAAAATGGTTAGTACAAAATTAAAGGAGATACCACAAAACTCACAGGCGGTAGGAAATGTGTTAAAGGACGTCTTCGGCAAGCAGGGTGCAAATGCTGGTCTAAAAATGATAGAGCAGTTAGACACGATGAATATTGACCTTAACAAGTTAAAAGATACTACTGGAGAGTATGGGAAAAAGGTAAACGAGCAGAGAGAGGCAAACGAGGAACTAAACGGAGTTATGTCGGCTATGTTCGATATGAGTCAAAAAGGTTTCGGCAGTATGCTGGCTAATGCAAAGCTATTTGTAACGAGGGGCATTATAAGTATGCTAAAAGGCATAATGAATTTGACAAACAAGATAATAGACCTTTACAATGAAAGTGCGGTATTTCGCGGCTTAATACAATTAATAATAGCACTGGTAAAGTCATTCGGAAGCATTACAAGAGGCGTATTCAACGTTATAATAGATGCTGCAAAAATGGCAGGTAGGGCGATGAAAGGACTTGCACAAATAATAGAAGGACTTGTAACGTTTTCGTGGAGCAAAATCAAGGAAGGCTTTGCAACGGCAATAACAGGAAACTTTACAAAGACGTTAAACGAGGGATTTTCTGACATAAAGAAAACAGGTAGTTCGGTGGCAAATAATTTCGTAGATGGTTTCAATAAAACTTTAAAAAATAAGAAAATAGAACATATAAAGGTATCGGCATACGTAAAAGAGGAAAAAGGAAGCGCAACGAACACAGAAAATAGAGCCTCGTCTCCTATAAAAGCTACAGGAGGAAAGAAGAGCAAAGGAAAGAAAGGTAAGAAAGCAAGTAGCGGAAAGAAAGGTATTTCAGCAGAGGAAATGGCGAAGAAAGAAGAGGAGGCAATAAGAAAAGCGGAAGACCTTTTAATGCAGCTTGTTGAGCAGTCAGAGGAGCAAAGAAGAAAAGCTATAGAAGTACAGTACGATAGACAAATAGAAGATGTAAAGCGAAAGTTAGAAAGAGAAAAAGGACTAACGTTAAAAGCAAAGCAGGCGTTAAATACACAGATTGACACTTTGGAGAAATTAAAAGCAAAGAAACTTTCGGAATTTGACACGCAGACAAAAGAGGAGGCGTTAAAGAGAGAGGAAACGTATATAAGTAATATGCTTGCATCGGTCGAAAAAGGTTCTAAAGAGGAATACGACCTAAAAGTTAAGAGCATTCAGACGGCTTACCAATTGGAATTAGAAGAAGCACGCAAGCAGGTGATGAACGAAAAGGACAAAACAAAGCTGTTAAGGTCAATAACGGAGAAATACTACAAAGAGGAAGAAGATGCGTACAAAGAGCATAAGAACAAGCTGATAGATGAGCAGACGAAAGCTATAGAAGACAGATACAAAGAGAAGATACTCGAAACGCAGATAGAGAGTAACGGTACAGATGAGTTAGAAGTGTTGCGCTTGCAATACGAGGAAAAGCAGGCGTTGTTGGAAGAAGCGCAACAAAAGGAAGGCGAGACTATCGAAGAATTTAATGCACGGAAGCTACAAATGGCGTGGGAGGCGCAGCAGGCAAAACAAGCAGTAAACGAAAAGGAAATAGAAGTTGAAAGCGCAAAATATCAGGCTATTTCGCAGATGATGGGCGGGTTAGGTCAAGTTGCAGAGGCTTTTGGAGAACAAAGCAAAGGACTTGCGAAGATGGCTAAAGTAATAGCGTTAGGAGAGATAGCCGTAAATACAGGCGTTGCTATTGCAGCAGGTATTAAACAGGCACAAAGTGTACCATTTCCTGGCAATATTGCAGCGATAGCAACAACGGTAACGCAAGTGTTAGCAGGTATAGCATCTGCAATTAAGACGGTGAAGTCTGCAAAGTTTGCCAAAGGTGGTTTAGTAACAGGTCCTGGCAGTGATACAAGCGACAGTATACCAGCACATCTTTCCAACGGTGAAAGTGTACTAACAGCATCGGCAACGAGAATGTTTGCCCCAGCATTGTCGGCTTTCAATCAAATAGGCGGTGGCGTGCCTATTATAAATAACATTGGTAGTAATAGCCAACAGATGGGCGAGGACTTTTTTGTTAGAGCTTTTGCACGTGGTATGGCGATGGCTCCACGTCCAGTCGTTAGCGTGGAGGAGATAAACAAAACTAATAATAGAGTTGAAACGATAGAAAGGTTAGCTACTATATGAAACAATACGAATTACTTAAAACAACGGAGAGCTTATTAGCCGTACTCGAAAAGAACGGCATAGAGGTAAAAGACGTAAAATATTTAAAGCTATACGAAGAATATGTAAGATTAAAAGACGAGGGACATAAGGTAGGGTATATTGTGTATTATCTTAGCACACAATACGAGTGTGGGGAGGCTACGATATATAGGGTGATAAAGAGAATGAATAAAGAATTAGTTTAATTTCATATCTGAAAATTTGTTTTGTTTTAGTGTCTTGTCCGTGAGGATAGGACACTTTTTGTTTTGCTATCTTTTTATGATAGTAAGCAAAAGGAATAATAAAGAATTTATTTATATTTATAAAGTATCTTTGTATATCATTTAAATTAATCTTATGGCGGTATTAAAGATATACAACGATATTCAGACGGAAAAGGAGAAAAACGACTGTGTCCTTTGGGGCGAAACGGCAGGCGTTTGCTTTAAGGACGTGGACGAATTTTGCGCAAGCATACCCGAAGATGATAACACTATTGAAATACGCTTACATTGCGATGGTGGTTCTGTTATTGAAGGTTGGTCTATTTACGATAGGTTAAGAGCTACAGGAAAAGAAATAACGTGTGTTGTAGAAGGTAATGTTGCATCTATGGCTACAGTAATTCTGATGGCAGCACCAAAGGAAAGGAGAAAAGCATATCAGAGCGCACAGTTCTGCGTGCATAATCCGTGGATACCATCGTGGGCGTTAGATTATGCTGTTACGGCTGATGATTTGCAAAAAGCGTCCAACGACTTGCGAGAGCAACAGGAAAAAATGCTTAATCTTTACGTAGAGCGTTGTGAGTGCGACCGTGAGGAAATGCAGGCGTTAATGGACGAGGACAAGTACGTAGGTACGTCAAAAGCAATAGAATTAGGGTTAATAGGAGAAGTAATTGCGCCTATGTCAGCAAAGAAAGTAGGAGCAATGAAGAGTAGTAAAACAAATAAAAATAATCAAATGGGAAAAGAAAAAGAAATTAAGGTAAAAGCGTCTTTGATGGACAGAGCTTTGGCAAAGTTAGGGCTAAAGAATATTGAAGAGCTTGCGAAAGGTATGGATTTGTCTACCAGCGATGGTCAGACATTGACAGTAGAGAGAGAGGAAGGCGAGCCACAAGTTGGCGACAATGCAAGTCCTGACGGAGAGTTTGTGATGCCTGACGGAAAGACAATCGTTGTGAAAGACGGTGTTATCACCGATATTAAAACAGATAGCAACGGTAGCGAGGGAGGCGAGAACGAAGTCGAGGAATTAAAGAAACAAGTCGCAGAATTGGAAGAAAAGGTAAAAGAGTTGGAAAGCGAGTTAGAAAGCTCAAAAGCGCAAGCAAAGACAAAAGACGAGTTGCGTATTCTCAATGCTGTAAAGATAGCAGGAGGAGAAAAGGCACTAGCGAAGATTTCAAGTAATTACAAGCCAGCAGGACGTAAACAAAGCGGTGCTAATGCAACGGAGAAAGCGGAAAATATTTCTCCTATGCGTGCGGAGATTGAGGCGAGAAGAAACGGAGAGTATAAGAAAAACAAATAAGGAAAGGAGAAGTAATGGGAAAGAAATTTTTTGAAAATATTCAGATAAACCCTCAAAACGTAGAGGACTTAAAGGAGTTGATACCATTGAGTATCGACCAGGACGAAGATTTCCAACGATTCACACGTCTTAGAAAGGTTCGCAATGGCGACCCAGTGGCATTCTATGGCGATATGGACGATGTTGGCGTTAAAGGTAGCGGTTGCGACCCTACATACCAAGAAGTAGGTATCAACAATTCTCAAAAGCGTTGGGAGTTGGGCGATTGGCAGATACCTATTAAGATTTGCTACGAAAGTTTGCAGGGTACTATTGCTGACTACTCTATGAAAACAGGTACGGACGTTGCTGACCTTACGGACACCGAATTTATGAGCTATATTATTCGTCCTGCTTTGGAAAAACAAATGAAGCGTATGATATGGCGTTTTGGTTGGTTTGGCGACACTGGTGCAAAGGTAATAACAAATGGCGGTAACTTAACAGCAGACACGAGAACAGAACTATTTACAACTTGTGATGGTCTGTTTAAACGCATCTTTGAGCAAGGAACGAAGAATGCAGCACAGGTAACAGCTATTGACGCTAATACCAAAACAACTTTTGCAGAACAAAAGAAAGCTATCTTAAAAGATGGTGTAGCAAGTGGCATCATTGACAACCTACTGATGGACGCAGATAGCCGTATTAGTACTGATGGCGAAGCTGTAATATTACTTACTAAAGGTTTGGCGGACGCTTTGGAGTATGACGTCAAGAACCGTTACAAGGTGATAATGCCGTGGGAGAAGGCGTTCGAAGGCGTTGATATGGCACAATACAGCGGCGTTACTATTGCACGTGTAGGCATTTGGGACAGAATGATACGTGCGTACGAGAATACTGGAACGAAGTTAAACAAGCCTTATCGTGCTGTATATTCAAATATCCATCAATTGCAGGTGGGTACAAATGCAGATGGGTTAATCTCTGATTTGGATATTTGGTTCGAGAAGAAAGAGCGTAAAAACTACATCTATTCTGCTGGTTATATCGGTACTCAAATTTTGGAAGAAGATATGTTCCAAGCAGCATATTAAAAGAAAGGAGAAAGAAATATGGCAGGAATATGTGATAGTATTATAGCAAAGGGCATCGCAGTAGATTGCGATAGCCCTATTGTAAAAGGTATGGAGGCTGACGGTATCATTATCAACCGTGCTGACATTGATTTTTCGCAAACAGTATTTGATAATGACAACAAGAGCATTATCAAGACGCTTGTTTTAAAGAACGGAAAGAAAGGCTATTCGGTATCACAGCAAGGTGCAACACCTTTCAAAGGTGTAAAAACTACACTTGCAACAGGTACGTATCGTAACACCTTTACGAACGAAGTTCCAATTGCGGTGTTAGACAACGGACCTGAAGTCGCCCGAGACATTATAGACGGTCTTGCAAATGGCAGCTTTGTGTTGATATTGAAGAATGTCCACAAAGGAGCAGCAGGCAAGGCAGAATACCAAGTTTATGGGTATTATCAAGGCTTGCGTGCGAGTGCTATTGACAATGAAAAGTATAGCGAGGACACAGACGGCGGTTGGCTCGTTACTTTACAGGAAACGAGTGTGCCAAAGTCGGCACTATTCTATTTTAACACAGATGCAAAGACAACAGCTACACAGTATAAAACACTGTTAGGCGCAGCAGCAGGATAATGACATTAGAAGAAGCAAAGAATTTAGTAAAAGAGTTAGAAAGGTATGTAAACGAAAACATACCTTTCAATTCTACTGGCAAAGAAGCGGTAGAAAGATTATACTATAACGTATTTGGAAAAACATTTACACCGACATCGTGCCAGCAGTGTTATCACGATGCGTTGGTGGAAATTTCCTATTACTTAAAAAACGGAGGAACAATGGCAGAAAAGAAGAATTATGTGTTAAGAGCAGGGGTTATAATTAATTGCCCTAACTTTTACAATGGCAAGGTATTTTCAAATGAAAACCTTACAGACAAAATAGCAGAAGAGTATCTAAAAGCATTTCCTGAACAAAGAGAAATGTTTGAAGAGATAGCAGTAGAAGAAGAGGAATAAAAAACGAATAATAGTGTAAAGCGAAGTTTCTATGAATGTAAAAACAACGAAAAAGCCTCAACGGCGTATTGATGTTAATTACTCTTTACGCTTTAAAATGCAGACATACGGTAGCGATAACTTATACCCACAAAATTTGATAGATATAACAAATGCAAGTGGCACGGCGAAGCTGTGTTTAGGCAGGTATCATCAATTTATTGAGGGTTATGGCTTTAATGACGAATATTTGTCGGAAATGGCAGTAAATAAAGATGGTATTCTGATGGACGATTTATTGCATTTAGTGGCTGGTGATGTTGCACGTTTTGGAGGCTTTGCTTTACACGTTAATTACAACGTGCTGGGACAAATAACGGAAATTAATTTTGTTCCTTTCGAGCAGTGTCGATTAGCGGAGACAGACGATGCAGGGTACGTTTCTCAAATCTTTATCCACGAAGATTGGAAAGGAAATAAGACACGTGGCGGAAAGAGGCTGTTAGTAGAGGAACGAAATATAAAGAAATTTCCAATATTTAACCCTAACCCCGAAGTTGTAATGCAGCAAATAGCGAATTGCGGAGGCATAGAGGAATACAACGGGCAAATTCTGTGGGTGTCTATGGACGGAAAATACCAATACCCTACCCCGATATATGATGCAGTAATAACGGAGATTTCGACAGACGAGGGGTTGGGTAATATCAAGTATCGAAATGTTCGCAACAATTTCCTTATATCGTGTATGATGGTGGCAAAGAAAGGCACACCTATCATTGACGAAAACGGTAGAGAGGAAGAACGACAGATGATAAGTGATGATGATTTGAAAGCGTTTCAAGGCGATACTAAAGGTTCTAAAATACTATACGTAGAGTTGGAGAATGACGAAGACGAGCCAAAAGTCGTGCCATTTCCTACACGCAATTTTGATAAGGAATTTTCGGTTACAGATGCAAGCGTTGTAGAACGTATTTACTCGCAATTTCATCAAGAAATATTTTACTCTATTCGTATTGGTAAATTAGGCTTTTCAGGTGATATAATGAAACAGGCATACGAATACTATGCAGGCGAAGTAACAACGCAACAACGCTTTATAGAAAGAGCTTTTACTAAAATATTTGCCAATTGGTACGACCCGTCGGTGAGTAGAGATTTTAGCATTAAGCCAATGAAATATATTAGCGCAGAAAACAACGACAAGAGAAATGGAGAATAGACATTTATTAGATGTAGATAAATTCAAAGAGTTATCTCGTACAATTTCAAGACACGTAGAAGAGGAGGACATTTTAAAGTATATACGAGAATGCGAAGATGTGTGTATTATTCCATCTATTGGACTAGAAATGTTTAAAAATCTTTGCAAACACAATGTTACAGACGAGTTGCAAATATTACTTAGTGGCGGCGAATATACGAGCGAATGTGGAGAGCTAAAGAAGTGTGATGGGTTGCAAATTTCTTTAGCTTATTTCGTTTATGCAAAGATGTTACGTGTAGACGGTGCTATGTTGGCACGTACAGGCTTTATGAGGCACGACGATAGCTATTCTTCACACGTAACGGACAAAGCGAATACACAGCAGTATAATGATGTTATGAATGTTGCGGAAAAGTATTTAAATAGTTCGCTAATGTATTTGAAATATTTAAAGAGAGGAGAAAACGTAAAAGAGATAAAAGGTTTTCGCACAAGAATAAAAGCGATAGGAGATTAAACAAATGAATTTACAAGAGTTACAAACAATGGCAGCTGGTATTAAGACTGAAACACGAGTAGGAGGCAACACGGCAGAAAGAGTTGGTAAAGCCTTTGAATGTGTTGCAGATGTAATACAGCAGGGAGTAGACGATGCAACAATTAAGTTAGACGACCTTAACATCTTTCCAACGACACCACAGGAGGCGATAAATTTCGTTAAGAACAACGGAAAGAAAGCGATATTAACGGTAATGGATAGGGACTTTTCTGTTGGTGTTCTTAGCATCTTTGCAGATGCACAGGCGCAAGTCTTAACGGAAGTCTTTGAGACACGCCTAACTTTAGATGGTGGGAGATTTACGAAAGGACACGGTTATGGTAGTCCTAAAAGATATTGGAGAAATTACGGCATCAAGCAGGCGTATAATGGCGGTGCAGTAAAGAAACAAGAATGGACAGAATGGCAACATTGCGAAGATGATACGGCTTCAATGCTTGCAAAGCATTCCAAGTATCTGCTGGATATTTACGACGGCTCACCGAACGGAGAGCAAAGAGACTTGCAAGCTGTTGTAGACGAAATCAATAGTTTATTTACTGACGAGTTCAAAAGGTGCTTGTTTGCAAGTTTTATAAACGAAACAGGTACACGTATATTGTATTATAACAGTACAGCAAGACTTTCTTCTAACGTGGAAGACTGGGAGCAAGTAGGTACTGGAAAAACAGAGGCAGTGATACTACCTTTTGACGGCTATATAGAAAACGCAACCGTTGTGATGGGTTCAAGCCTAAATGGCAGTATCGTTTGGGACAAGATAAAGAAGACTTTCCTTTGTCTTTCAGGCGGTAGATATTACGCCAACTGGAGTGGTGCAGAAAAATACGGCAGCGAGACGGAAAACGGTATCGTTCCAAGCGAGGGTATATTATTCTTTCATATTACGAAAGGTGAGGCTTATACGTGGAAAGACGGCAATATGGTGCAGCTTTCAGGTAGTAGCGAAGATGTTGTGAATTTCGCAAAGCAAAAAATAGAAGAAATAGTAGATACAGCCAAGAGAATAAACAAGGGCGATAACGGAGAAAAAGGCGAAGACGGTCGTATTAGGCTCGTTAATCACGGTACGGCAGACACAA